CAATGAAAACGGAGAACGTTGGAGCGTTCACTGATGCCCCCTTTTGTGGACGCCACTTTGAAGACCATGTACATTATGGTCCGACTATGAGGTTGGCGGAACCGAGGTTGGTTAAGTCATTGCAGATGGTTACTAACAAGAGTATTGTCTCATTTATGAACCAAGTGGTTACGTTTATTATTGAGGCTACTCGGTATAACGAGGAAGACTATTATTACTTCCTGGGGAACTTGTATTTCAGTGGTGAGACCAAGTTCCTAGAGGTTGAGGATAATAGGGAGTACTGTGAATATGCGAAGATGTGTCGGAGAGTGGCAGGTAGCGAGAGTATGTCAGAATTGTTGGATAGAGTTGGAGCTTGGTTGGAAGTTGCGAGTCGCAGGATTTCATTTGGTGACAGATTATCATCGGCCGCTGTAGAGTTACAAATGTTCAAATCAGGTACAATGGATAAGGTACCAATGGAGGAGGAGCCCATGAGTAATGAGGAGGAAAGTATGACGCATGAGCAGGTGATGGAAGAGACACAGCCAGGAGAAGAGATGACGGCAAAGACCAGAATTACGGATGTTGAGGTGGATTCGTATAATATGCGAGAAGGAGAGCGCTTCAGAGATCAGGTTATGGAAGAAGCGCCGACGAATCAGTATTGGACGAGACCTATGCTCATTGGAGAGGTGAATTGGAGATCTACTGATGCTGTAAATATTTCTTTGTTTAAGGTTGATATGCCCAGTGCTTATTATGATAACAATCCCAACGCGCAGGCCAAACTGTTTAATACAGTTGGAGGTGTGGTAGGAGTTAGGATCATGATTACGGTGTTTTCTACATACCTCCAAATTGGACGTTTAATGATAACTGGGTCGCCTATGGCTTATGTCCCAGGCGACGTACACGTCGCTAGTACAGGTCCACATGCAATATTGAGTGCTGGAGCGAAGTCAGAAGCTGTGCTGGATATACCCTTCAATAGAGAGATTAGTTGGATGAGGAGTGATGCATATTCCACCGCTAGCGAGAAGAAGATGATGGATTTTGTAACAGTAAATTGTTTGGTGATGAATGCCTTGGCTTCCACTGCGGCCACGTCGGCCAGAGTTCAAATTTGGGCATCACTTTTGGACGCGAGAATCATGCAAGGAGGACTGACGGGGTGGAATGTAGCCCCTCAGGCTTTTGGCATGAATCGTGGGACCAAGGAGAGTGCCCTAAGTGTGAGTAGCAGGATGTTGAGTACGTTGCACGGGTGTGTGAAGAGTGCTAATGGAGCTGTTAGTAGTGTAATGGATATGATGGGGATGAGTAAGCCTGCGTCTGAGGTTGCGCCATCACAAATTAGGGAGCAGTTTGGATATGGTATGATGCACGGAATAGGTGTTGATAATGCCCAGAGTTTTGCTTTAACTCAGGGCGCAGGAATAGTACCGCATCCAGGAACTTTTCCTGAGACCACAGGAGATCCTATGAATGTTGAGCACATTGGTAGGAGGCCCCTTCTTATAGATCAGATACAGATCACACCTATGACTACAGGTATTGTTGGTCAGTATGTTGCTGATGTTGGAATCGTGAAAGACAATGGGATTGGAATACAGACTCATAAGTCTCCAGGAACACATGTTGCAGCAATGCACGCGTATAATAGGTTCCGGAACATGGTTTTCACGTTTGTGTTTTCTAAAGCGTCTGGACATACCGGTCAGTTAGAAGTTTCGGCAGATTATAATGGTGTGCTGGATGTGGATACAATGGCGAAGGCGTCGGCTTTGCATAGAGTTATAGTGGACTTACAGGGTTTGGACAGATTTTGTGTTGTCGTACCATATGTGGATCCTTATGTGTGGCGACCTTATGTCCCCCGAGTGGCAGGCATACGTCATCCTGGATTGCCTTGTCTGACCGTACGTATGCTAACACCTTTAGTTGCAGCTCCTAACGTGGCACAATTTATAGATTGTAATGTGTTCATACATTTTGAGGGTTTGCAGGTTGCTTTTCCACAGATGTCCTTATCAGATGAACCACCAGTAGTGCAAGTTGTAAATAAGAAGGTGCGGCTGGGAAATGTAACATTGGAGGGTCCATATGATGCAGATGAACATCCAATGAGTGAGAGAGTGTTGTTGTGTTCTAGTGAGTTGAGGAGTGTGCCGATGAAGGAGTTGGTCGGCAGGACGATCGTGGAAGAAACGATATCCTTGTCCCAGTTGATTAAGCGGTTCCAATTCCACAGTGCTGTACAGTTGGTTCCAGCTGCGCAAACGACAGCTCTGTACAAGTACAATGGCTTGAAGCCGTGGACACCCATGTTGCAACAGATTATTAAGTTGTTCGTGTTTGGTGTTGGTGGTGTTGCTTTGAAGGTGGTTAGGCGAGATGATGCGAGTATGGAGTTGAGTAGTTATGTCGGGGTGGATGGTGAAGTTCCTTATGGCACGCCGGTCGCTTTAAGTGCGTATGCCGGAACAACCATGGAAGTTGTATTGCCCAATACAACCCCTAAATTTGTGTATCCGATTACTACGGATGCACTGGGCATGTGGCGAACACCAGCGTTGCGCTTGCAGATATATGATCCCTTTGAGGCAGCTCTTAGGTTGAGGATTTATATGGCAATGGCGGATGACGCGATGTTTGGTGGTATGAACTACCTTGGTCCAACATATGATCTCCCCGTGTTGACCGAGCCACAAGAAGGTGATGAACTCACCACTTTACCACCCCCATGAGAGTGAAAGAGAGGAATGAGGTGTGTAGGAGAGAAGAGAAAAATATCCCGCCATGAAAGTTTTGTGTGTAAATATAAGATGATTAGGCC